TGCTTCTAATATACTACTACCTTCTTCAGAATCTTTATATACCTTTAACAACTCGTCTCTAAATTTATTAAAATCCGCTATTCCCTGAACCAAGGCCGAAGCACCAGTCCCACCCCTCATACCAAATAATCTCTGCACCAAATCTGCTGGCATTTTTTTTGCCATAATATTTAAAATCTCGTGAAATGGCTTCATCTTTCCACCAGAAATTGTAAATTGCTCATACACATCACCCAAACCTTTTTCCAGAGTACCCATTGTAGACTCTAAATCATTTATCTCTTTTGTAACCTTTGCAAATTCAACTCCACCGTTCTTACCCGCTATTGCTAAGTTTAACTGTTTTTCTTTAGCCTTATCTAATTTATCATAATATTCTGCAAGAGATTTTTGTCCTTTTCCTAAAATTCCAGTGAATTTTTCAGATTGACTTCCTCCCTCATATAAATTAACACCATATTTTGCAAATGCTGTAGTCAACCTCTCCGTTGGAGCAGATAACTTTTGAAAAGTTGCTCTTAATGCCGTTCCCCCTTTTGAAGCATTTTGTCCTCTCTGAGCAAGAGTTTGTAATGCCGCGGATGTATCAATAAAGGTATCTTTTGATGCTCCAAACACTGCAACCGCCGCTGGAGCGGCATAATTCAAAGCTGTAAAAAATCCAGAAATTGCCAATTTAGAAGATAACACCGCCTTTGTTATGGTATCCATATATGGGCCAATTTTCTCTGTTTCTAACCCAAACGTTGTAACAGCAGAAATAGTACCATCCATAACAGTTTTAAAATCTTCACCTTCCATAGAAGCCAACTTTAAGGCTTTATCGGTTAGCGTTATAGAATCTGCCGCATCATAACCAGCTATAGCCGCAATAGTCATACCATCTAATATTTCTTTAGCGGAATACATAACCTGATTAGACATATCTCTTGCGGCTTCTGTTAATTTTACAAAATTTACACGAGCTTGAGCCGGCCCATCTGACATTGCCACAGCGGCCCGCGTAGCCACAAAATCCATTTGAGAAAACTCTCCTGCCAACTCTTTTGCACTATTAGCGGCATTTTGTAAATTTAAAAAGCCTTGTCTAATAGCCGCAAAAAAACCTGCCACAATTGTAGTTCTAAAAACCGCTTGAAACGTAGAACTAAGCAACTGCATACTCTGTTTTAATAGAGTTATCTTCCCAATTGACTCTGTTATGCTTCCTATAATAATTGCTATTTCTATTCTACGGTCTGCCATAAATTAAATAGTTATATTACCAGATTTTATTTGTTTTTCAATCTCAGCGTTACTTTTTCCCAAACCCTTCATAATAGCCCTAACATTGCTAAAATATTCTACTTCACTTATTTCTTCATGTTTCTCATTGTCATCATTTTGGTCAAAAAGTTTATCCAAAGCTTTCATTTTTCCAGAAAATCCACAATTTACCGCAATAGCCATAAGTCTTGTTTGGATACTATAATTTGATTTTTGTCTCTTAATTATTTTCTCCATTAACTTTAATACAATATCTTGAGATAAAGAGATAGAATACTCTAAACTCCAACCATATTCGCTCGCAAACAAGTCGGCATACTCAAATATTCTATCCCTTATATCTTTAGATTCCATTATAGAGTTGCTCCCATAGCAGTGTGAACAATCTTAACCGCCCCAGACAAAGACACGTTTTTCAAAAGATCGGCAACTGTTATAGTAGGATTGTCTTCTTTTATAATCTCAAAAACCAATTCCATACAAGCTGTAACTACTTTTTCTAAATCTTTTGAATTTTGAAGCTTTTCAAATTCAGAAACTTTAGGAGCCAACTCTAAAAGCTTTGCTCCCGACAACTGATACACCACAATTTTAAATGCTTTTGATTCAAACTCTTTTGCTTCTGATAAAATCACTTTCTCCATTTTATTACACTCCTTTTTTGGTTTAACAGTTTTTTAAAATTAGTTAACAATGTAATTATTCATTACAAACAAGATAATTATACTGCAATCTATAATAAAATTCTTGTGCTTCTTCATCTATCTCTAAACCGCTCGAATCTCCTCTTACAAAATTTAAAATCTGATATGTACTATTGCTTAATATAACCTCACCCTTATTCAAAATATCATCTACTGATTTTGCCAAATCTAAACAAACCGTTTCGGCATTAGCAACATTTCTCCTCACCACAACCTCAACAAATAAATCTCCTTTATCAACCGGAATATTATTTCCATCTTCTCCCACAGCAGTTTCTACTACTATATATTTATCTTTTTTAATTCCACATTTTTCAGGAAAAATATTTGCATTAGAACCTAATACTGCCACTAATGCAGAATTAGCTTTTAAAATCGCTATTATTCTCTCTGCTAAAATTATCATTGCTTTTTTCCTACTGTAGTAGTTAATAAAATAGCATGAGCCACTTCATCGCTCAGTTTTCCTATATTAATATTATAATAATCAAATAAAGAATTGAAAGCTTTTAATGCAAAATCCATACCTTTATAAACCCCTCTGGATACTGTTTGAAAATGAAAAAATCCAGATTTATCTGCCATTTTTCTTATTCCAGCACTTCTGGATGCTTTTGTCCAGTTAGAATAATGAAATCTCATATAATTACCTTTTGCGTGTATAACATTTTCTTTTTTTACCTTAAACCCATATTCCGCCGCGTGTTGATATTTTATTTCTTCTGGAACATAAGCAACTCCCTTAATAGACATATAAGTGGATACTACTTGTTGTCTAATAGAATTAGAAAGCCTACCGCTTCCTCGGGAAGATCCGGTTCTTCGTTTACTTTTACTATACTGCTTCATTTTTTTCTGAGCATAATCCGTAAACTTATGAACCCACTTTAAATTTGTTTTAATCATCCTTTGTGGACTTTGAGATAAATCCAAAACGAACTTTGCTAAGTCTAAAGAATTAATTATTATCTGCATTAATTCACCGCTTTTAAATTTTTTAAATATACTTCTTTATGGTGGAGTTCTTTATCATTAGAAAGCAAATCAATCCCTATTACTTCATAAGTATCGGAATTCCAGGTTATAACATCCCACTCTTGAATATCAGCAGTAGGTTTAAAAAACCCCATAAGTGTAATAACTTCTACCTTACCCCTTACATTTATTTCTATTCTATCTTTTTGTGGATCTATTCTACAAGGCTCAGTAGCACTAACAACTACAAAGGACTCGGATGGTATGTTATATGAATTAACTGAACCTAAAGTTCTTCGAGATATTGAGCAAGAATGTATGAGTAAAGCATTAAAAATCGTATCCATAGATTATCCCAAGCTTCCAAACGAGAACATATTACCATCATCCTCTTTTATTTCAATAAGAACTCTGTCTATTTCTTCCTGTAGACTCTCCCTTGAATTCTCCTTATTTACCGTCTTACTAAATCTCCCAATAGAAACTGATTGTGTAATATTGGTCACCTGCGGGGTGAAAATGTTCAACGCTCGATATACCAATAATGTCAATAAATAATTATGAATATCCGAAACTGTATAAGCACTAACCTTATATACTATTTCAATATATCCATAAAGGCTTCCTGTTAGCACTATATTTCCGGTATCGGGATTTAAAAAATAATCAGTTAAATTTTCCCAATCTAACAAAGTATTATTTTGTTTAATTGAGGTTATAGAACTAATATTTTCATCTCCTAATGAAATAATAGATGTATCGGTAGCTAAATGCTTTCTAAATGTTTTGGTTGTTTCTGCTTCCTTCAACCCTGTCAAAATAAAAAACTCTGATTTTGCAAAATTGTATATATTAGAATCTATAAGGGTAGAAGATATTTGTAGTAAAGTTGCTATTTCTGCGGAATTTAAAAGTGTCATTACTTTCCTCCTAAATTACATAACTTCTTAAATTCTTAACATCAATATTTCTAAAAATTTCACTTATTGTCGGTTTCATATATTGCTTTGGCACATAAAATAAACCAGAAAAGACATATATTTTGTTTGTCGAGATTCTTTCAATTGCTAAATTAGGAGCATACTCAATCGCTCCAAAAGTTTTAACCTTACGAACCACGACCAAAGGCCTCTCTAAATCCTTTTTTACATAACCTACTATTTTCGTTATATCTAAGTTAAAAATCATGGGATTTGACACGACTATAAGGTTATGATTTTCTATATTGGTTATCTTAGATAAATCTACCTTTTCACCACAATAAACCAAATCTTCTTTTTTACATTGCTTTTGAAACTCTGTTAAAATAACCTTTTCTCCTACACTCATATCACGACCAAACAGAAAAATCTTCACAATTAACCTCCTATTTTATTTGTCCTCTACTAATAAAAACGATTTACTTCAACTCCAATCGTATATCTTCCAAAATTTTATTCCAATCAAAATAGCTAAAACATGACTTTTGATGACATCTCATATCTACAGAATTTACTCTCTGGCCACCATAACAAGGAAAACAATCTATATTTGGCTCATATACTTTTACATTTTCATTATCCACAACTCTCATATTAGCGGGAAAATAATTTGTTAATACAAAAATCTTTTTATTGAACGCTTGAGCTATATGAAGATAAGACGTATCTATTGTTAATACTTTATCACAAGTATATACAATAGAAAATAAATCCCTTATCTGAGTTTCTCCGCTTATTTCTATACAATTTTTAAAATTTCTTTTCTTTAGTGATGATATTATAACATTATATCCGAATCCACTCAATCTATTTATAATATTCTGAGCCATTTCAAAAGAAATCTTATTATTAGACCTCGCAGAATCATAACCAAAAAAAATCTTATTGTTATATTGCTCCAAATATTTATACTTATCAATCTCTTCTTGTTTCAAATTTATAATAGGTCTAACTTTTTCCAACTCATTATTTTTAATTCCACATAAATTGGCTATAGCAAAAACTCTCTGCTGTTGATTTAAAACTCTACCATAATCATTGAGTATTGTCCCAAAATTCAATAAATATATTCTATCATAAATACTAACATCTCTACCTTCTCTTGTTGTAAAAATTTGATTAACAAATTCTAAATTTTTAAAACAATCCTGCTTTCCTCTTGGACATAAAACATGAACCTCTTTTTTATCTTTAGTAGATAAAAACTTTAAAGTCGGAATAGTCATTAAACAATCTCCAACTCCTCCAACAAGTTCCACCAAAACTTTATTTGATTCCATAATATTTTTATTTACTTTCGGAATGGTATATTCAAGAAAAGAAGAAAATTGCTTACCAACTACAATAGCCCCTTTTCCTTTTGTGAAATAACCTCTAAAAATTAAAGGATTAAAAAATATTAAATGAGTAAACCATTTCCAACCGACTACAACGTAAACTACCCGCTCGTCGACTATTGGATGTTTTGGTAAAATATCACATATATAAACAACTCCAATATCTTGCTTTATATACTCTTCAACTTCTTTTGCTATTTCTTTATTTTCTAAGGAATGTTGACAGAATCCCACAATTAACGATTTTGCTTTTGGTTCTGGAATAATACTTCCTTGCTGTTTTATAAGTTCGTTGTCAAAAGTAGAATAATAAAAAGTTACATCGGTTATCAATTTAATCATAATATCCTATCAATATAAAAAAAGGAGAGGGGATATTTTCCCCTCTCCGTAAAACTTAATCAAAGTTTAGCTCGACGCTTTGCCAATCTGCACAATACCTTCTGCTTTGCTCGAAGAATTGAGGAACGCCCACTTAAAGTCGATCCAATATGTTACAACATAAAGGTTTCCACGCCGACCAGCTTCTCTCTGTTTTTCCCAGCCAATGTTATCAAAATAGCCAACAAAAGCTCCTTTTAAATTACAAAGAACAGATTTTTCGCCGGTAATATCGCTTCTTTTAAGTACCGGAATACCATGAAGATGAACTACCTTCTGAAGACCGAGTTCTACACAAGGTTCTATAGTATATCCGATGAAATCCTTAGAAGCCGCTTTACGACATGCTCCCATGAAGTCCGAAGAAGCAAAAATAAATAAATCATTTGCATTGCTTTCGTCTCCATAAGCACCCAACTCTTCGACCCCATCAGAAACCGCGTCCAAAATATCATCTGCTTCAGAAGTAGCATATTCTATAGCAGTAGTACCAACCAAACTTGAATCAGCCGCAATAACAGCAATACCATCGGCTATATTCAAAAGATTTGTACTTCCAGCCGCATCGGTATCGCCCTTAACAACCAAAGATTCTATAGCCCTTGACAACCCACGAGACATCCGTCTTTCAACGAACTGCTCAAGTTTAAGACCAGGATACTGCTTTACCTGTTTATCCTTAAGCCTTAAATAATGTCCGATTTCAATAGGAGCCAAATCAGGAGTTTTGATTGACATTGACTGTTCAGTCAAATCGGTAATATCGTCAGTACCATCCAAACGATAAATCTTAGTCAAATCCTCCGCTCCAATTACCGGAATGGTTCCTTCGTTGGCTATAGGAATAAGCTGATCCCTATTCTTTAAAAGCTTCATAACCACAGAACCTTCAACTGCATTTTCAACTATCCTATCAACAACTTCTTTTGGTAAATTTGTAGAACTACCCGCAGGAATTAAAAAATCCATTTTTATCCTCCTAATATTGTTTATAAATGTTTACTCAACCAACTACCAGAAGTGTTTTCCTTTGTCTTCTGATCCGCTTTACGAATTGCATCAATATTATCTACATCCAAAGACTTTTTAACTTCTACAAGCTCTTCGGTGATTTGTTTTAACGATTCTGTAACTTCTTCTTTTGTAACCTTTGTATTTACTTTTTCTGAAAGCGATGTAAGACTTGATTCTATAAGAGCAACTTTATCTCCTATAGATTTAAAATCTGCAACCACTTTTTCAAGAGCTTTATTTGTGGTATCAACAAAAGAAAGAAAATCTTCTTTTTTTACTAATTCCACTGGTTTTATCTCTTCCTTAGCTTTCTCTTCCTTAACTTCGAGAGCTTTTTCAGGTTCTTTAACTTCTCCTACTTTATTTTCCTCTACTTTACTGAGCTTCTCGGTCTCAAGTTTTGTTTTTAAAACCTCACGAATATCTTTACCTTCAGATTTTCCATCTTCGACAACTGAAAATCCACGTGTTACCAATTCATTAAGGGCTTCTGGATTAGCGGGAATCGGAACCGCTGAATACTCTAAAAGTTCCCATTCATAAATAAGATAAATTCCCCAAAATCCAGCATCGTGAATCTGGTCTAAGGTTACGTTTAAACCGTATTTAGTATTAAGATCTTGATAATTTTCTTCATCAAAAGCTTTATACTTTAATGGAATAAATCCTATAGACCAAGCGTTCATAAATCCATCTTCAAATGCTTTAAAAAACTGCATTGAAACTGGATCGTTTTTATTGAATAGTGTAGTAGCTTCTACCTTTTCATCTGTAACTTTTAAGTCTACACATTTTCCAATTGGCAATTGATGTCCATTATGTATGGCTAATACAACCGGATTCTTCAAATAACTATCTGCTTTCATACCAGAAGGTAAAACAACCGTACCATGTCTATCCAAAACTTTGGTATTAATAACATGAGTTATTGTAAAATTTTCTTTATCAATTGAGCGAATATCTATTCTGTTAGTAGAAATAAAATTTTTTTCCATAATTAAGAATCCGCCTGTTTGTTAAGCACGAGTTTAGCTTTTACCACATCTCCCTGACGAGAAGTGATTGTGTGGTGAACAACAACGCAATTAGTTAAGGTCGTAGGTGTAAATCCACCGCCTCTAACCCCTGCTAAAAATGTAACCGTAACTGCCGCATAATTCTGAAAAATATCATCAATAACCGTATCCTCATCAATAGCAAATTCGGCACAGTCAATCGTAATAGTTAACTCACTATTACCCGGCCCAATATAAACCGGATACTGCCGATCTCCAGCATAATGTTTAATAGGAGAAGCATCATAATCAACTTCTATCCCTTCACAATATGCTACTTCTCTATCACCTATTAAAATTCGTCCGACATTGCCCTGCAAATTCGCCATATTTTTTCCTCCATTGTACTTCTTTGGGTTCAATAATAAAAACGATTTACTATATTTCTACTTTGATGCATTTCCTTCTTGGTCTACTCCTCTCCCACATCCAGGACAAATAACCCAACCCATACCGGATTCTGGAATAGATAAGTGGTTAAACGTGTATCCGCAACCTTTACATGTTACATAATCTCTATTGATACTGGAGACAATATTATTTTCTCCTTCTCTAATAATAAATTCTTCGTAATCTCTCTGACCATTTAAAAATTTTAATACATTCTTTCCACTCACAACCCATCGCAAAACTGTGGGATATACTTCTTTAATAATCCAATTATCCAATAAAAAACATCTATCTTTAGAAGATAAATGACTTACGTCCCTTCCATTTAAAAACAAAACATCTACATATATCTTTTTATCGTGATAATATCCGACGATATATTTATTACCTTTTTCTTCAACTTCCACATAATTAGAAAGAAGAGGCTCTATAATATAATCTTTACTCTCATCTATTAAAATTGTTTTTTGTATATTCATTTATTCTTTTTGAAATGTTTTGGTTGCAGAAAGAAACCCCTCTACACGAGCCAACCTCTCATCCTGTTTAATCTGAAAAGTTTTGATTTCTTTTAAATCTAACTTTATTTCCTGTAAATCCAGTTTTTGATGGTGTAAATCGTTATTTGCGATTTTCTGAGTCATTAAAAAATTATACCACAATCCTAATCCAGTAAAAAGAAATCCTACTATCACCAAAGAAGGTTCCAGCCACCAACAATCCATAGATACTCCTATCGAGTTAAATATTTCAAGCTGTCTCTTTTTTTAAATACTTCAAAAGTCCTTAAACATTTAGGACAATGATATTTTTTTACTATTCTATTTTCTGAGATTTTTTTAAGAGTTGCAGTACAGACTAAACATTGCATCCTTTTCTCCTGTCTAATAATATAAACGATTATATATATTTCTATTTTTGATTTTTTACTTGCTCTAAATCATTTTTTACCATAATTTGCACTAACTCTTCAAATTTTACTTTCGGCTCCCATCCTAAAATTCTCTTAGCCTTACTTGCATCACCTAATAATAAATCTACTTCTGCCGGTCTCATATATTGCTCATCTTGTTTTACATAATCTTTCCAATTTAATCCTACATAATTAAATGCTATCTCTAAAAATTCTTTAATAGAATGGGTTTCCCCGGTCGCAATAACAAAATCATCTGGACTGTCTTGCTGTAATGCTAAATAATAAGCCTCACAATAATCTTTAAAGTATCCCCAATCCCTTTTTGCTTCCAAATTTCCCAATACTAACTCTGTTCTTTTTCCTAACCTAATTTCAGCAACCGCTCTTGATATTTTTCTTGTAACAAATTCAAGTCCGCGCCTTTCTCCCTCATGGTTGAAACATATCATATTACAACAAAACATATTATATGCCTCTCGATATAAGCGAGTAAAATAAAATCCAACCGCTTTTGATATACCATAAGGACTTCTTGGATAAAATGGTGTGGTTTCTTTTTGGGGAATTTCTTGCACTTTACCAAACAACTCAGAAGTCCCGGCAAAAATAAATTTGCAATTTGGTTTTATATTTCTTAAACAATTTAAAATATTCAATGTTCCCGTGGCATTAGAGTCCATAGTACCAAATTCATCATCAAAAGAACTGCCAACAAAGCTCTGAGCAGCTAAATGATAAAATTCCTCCGGCTGTACTTTACTTATAATCTCATACATTCTTGCATAGTTCTGAATATCACCAACATGTAAAGTTATTTTATCTAAAATATGATGAATTCTACTATTTCTATTTTTACTATCCTCAACCGCAACTTTTCTCTCAATCCCATGGACTATATATCCTTTACTTAATAATAGCTCCGCTAAATAAGAACCATCTTGTCCACTTATACCAGAAATTATAGCAATTTTATTCATAACAATCCTCCTCAAATCTTTCTATATCACTTTCCTCAATCACTTCTCCCCTTGAAACCTCTATAAACTTAACCGTTTCACTCGTATTATTTATAAACTGATGTACCTCTAACTTATCAATAAAAATAGACTCACCAAAATTAAGTCTTTTAGTTATAAACTTATTTTCATTTTTTAACAATACCAACAAATTTCCAAACAACGCAATCCATTCCTCTGTCCTATAATTGTGCCTTTGCAGTGAAGATTTTTTATGTGGCAAGACTTCTATTACTTTAATCTTTATACCTTTATCTAAAAAAATTACTTTATAATTTCCCCACTTTCTCTCTGTAACATCCAGACCAATCGCAGATTTTAAAAGCGTTGATGAAGATTGTGTCTTTTCTCCACCAACACCAAATACCATATCTATGCCCAAAGCCTCGCAGACTTCTTTTTCTGGTATGTTATCAAATGTTCTATCGCCGCCCTTTGCAAAAACATTTGGCTTTATCTTTTCCAAGGTCTTACAAACACTTCCACCCTCATCTACTGAAATTATTACATCATCTACAACTTTTAAAGCCTTAATAATATTTGCTCTTTCTATATCTGACATAAAAGGAATCGAACCCTTTATTTTCACCTGATTATCATTATTAACAATAACAATTAAATAATCTCCTAATTTTTTTGCTTCTTCGAGATATTTAATATGTCCTTCGTGTAAAGGATTAAAATAACCCGATGCCACTACTATTTTTTTATTCATATTATTTTAGGTGATAAACTATTCTTGTGTCTTGACCAAATTTTTTACTGTAATTAAATCCGATTAACTTAAACCACTCCTCTAAACATTTCTCAGTGGGTTGCCAAGTACAGTGGTCATATTTATTCTGAGGGGGATAATAGTTTATATAACTCTTTTCATTATCAGAATAATAATATGTTTCTATAATTGCTAATTCCTTAAATAAATTCTTTAAAATTTCCAACGCTTTTATTTGATAACGCAAATGATATTGAATTCCCAGATATAATACTATATCAAACTTTATATCTCCTAATTTAAAATAATCTTCCTGTAAATACTCAACATTAGAATTAAAAATTTTATGAGCAACCCTAAAACCTTTCTCACAATTAGCATGAGGAACATCCAATGCAACAACTTTTTTTGCCCCTCTGCGCTCACATTCAAAACTAAAAAATCCATCGGCACATCCACAATCTAAAATAGTTTTACCTGTTAAATCTTTAGGCAATTCTATCTGTTCTATCATCTTAAAAGTATGATTACAACCTAAGCCACCCTGTTGTCCCGGGCTTATTATTCCACCACCAAAATCTATACTATGCCACCAATATTTTACAGAATTTACCATTTCTTGTTTTTCTTCTTTAGAATACATTTTAACATCCTTCCTAAAAAATTGATTATTTTTCAAATCCTTCTTTTTTCTGAATTAATAAACATCCATATTCATTATTAAAATGAAAAGTATTATATTTATTATTTCCACAAATATCATTTCTAAACGGCTCTGCACACTCAAAAGGTAAATATTTCTGACGCATAGTATCGTGAGCTAAAATAATGGTATCTTCTGTTATAAACTTATCTAAATTATTCAGATCCGTATGATATAATCCCTTGCTTCCACTATCTAATAAAATTAAATCAGCTTTATCTATCTTTAAATTAGGCAATACATTTCTACTATCACCCAAAATAAATTCAATTCTATGAGCTAAACCCGCTCTATCCGCAAAATCTTTTGCCATATTATACCACCTACTATCTAATTCTACGGTATATATTTTTCCATCCTTTCCAATCTCTTCCATAGCACGAGCTACCCACAAACAAGAAAGCCCAACAAAAGTTCCAACATCAATATACACTCTGGCCTCCATGGCTTTGGCTAATCCATAAATCATTCTTGCCGTTCCTGTAGGAGTTCTCATACCCAAACCCCCATTAGACTCTATATCGTTTATAACTGTATAAAATTTATTATAATCCATTATTTTTTCTCCTTTTTCATCGCAATAACTCTTAACACTTTTGGATTGCTATTTTTAAAAATACACACATTCTTTCCAGAAAATTTATAAACAATATCAAATCCTATATCTTCCAATCTTTTTATAAAACTATTAAGATTAAACAATCTTCTATAATGGTCTGTAAAAAATTCATCTCTTCCTATTTTCTGTTTAATATCAAAAGATTTATCACTTATCTCCCTAACTTCTATACAATAATATCCTCCTTCTACCAAATTATTAAATACTTTCTTATTAACAACCTTTTCATTTTTTTCTGTTATTGAATGTAAATAAAACCTTGTATAAAAAATATCAACATTTTTTAAATCATTAAAATTATAAGCCACTATATCAACTCTTTTAAATTTTAAATTTTTTTGTTTTTTTACTTCTGGCGCAAACCAATCTAATCCAGTACAAAAAATTCCTTTACTATGAAAATAAAAAGTATCTCTTCCATTACCACAACCTAAATCAACCAATTTTATATTATTGGTGTTCTTTTTTAATAAAAAATTATAAATAAATTTTGCAAACGTTGTGGGAACTAAAATATTAAAGCTTTCATAAAAACTTTCCCAATATTTTCTATGCCTAACAAAGAAATTATTTCCCATCTTTAATAATCTCCTCTATTGCATCTAAAGATTTTTCTAAGCTGCTTCCAAGATTATAAAAACATCTATCTTTCCAAAAAGTTCTTTCATCTTTATATAAATCTTTATGTTCAATAGAAAACTCAATTTCTTTTTGTAAGTTATTCTCACTCGGCTTTATTATTTTTCCTAACTTTAAAAACCCAAATAAGTTTTCCATATTTTCACATTTATTTATATCATCTGCGTACCAAGAAACAAAACCATTTAAGTTATCAAACATATTAAAGTGTAGTACTGGAATATCTTTAACTGTTGCCTCCATCAAAATAGAACTTACATCTCCCATAATTAAATCGCATCCAGACAGAAATTTATAAGTATCCTCCCACCTAACCACCAATCTCTCATCTTTATAAATATTATTTGCATACCACCCACTTGGATGTGGAACTGTTAATATGTTTGGAATATTTAATTTTTTTAATATTGGATAAACAAAACTCATTGTCCCACATCTCGGATTTGATAAAGAATCCGGGGTTGACCACGTTGGACAATATAAAACTATTGGCTTATTCTTATCAAAATTAAATCTATCTATTATATAATCTCTGGTATTTTGCATTGAAATAAACTGTTCAATCCTATGCCAACCACAAAGCTTTTGTTTTACATTTGGATGACAAAAATTTAACCACTGAGAAAAAGCCGGGCCTTGAACTAACACATAATCTACTTTAGAAACAATCTTATGTAAATATGCGCTTTTTATAGGTGAAACTGCGTGTTCTAAAAAAATAAGTTTTTTACAGTTTTTAATTTTATCAAAATCAAAATGATAAGAAGAAACAACAAAATCGTCTACATTATCTATAGTCCAATCTTGTCCTCTTACCTGTTTGGTTTTATAACCTCTATTTTCTAATCCTTCTGCCAACGGCAATAAAAATCTATCGTGCCAAGTTGAAGAAGAAGCAAAAACTATTTCCATGATACCCCCCTACTTACCATCAACAAACCTCCTCTGCTCCTCCCACCCATTGTAATAAAATTTATTTTGCTTATCACATCTTTGAGCGGTTTTATCATGTCTCAAAAAACACTCACACGGAATTAAAGCCTTTGATTTATAACCAAATACTACCTCATGTATTCTATTTTGCCAATAAATTTCTGGTATATTTTTATAAATAAATGGTGTTGGAGTATCTTTTAAATAATTTCCATCTACATATTCTTTTCTTAAAATATTATAAAATTCTTTATCAAAATTTCTAACACTTATAAACTCTATGAGCTTTGTATTCATAAATTCATCAACATCTAATCTACAAATATATTCCGACTTCATTAGCTTAGATAAATAATTTCTTTGAGCCGAAAAATCTAATCCTATTTCTCTTTGAAATAATTCTATACCATCTTTTTTGTAAGACTGTAAAGCTTCCCAAGTCCCATCAGTTGAAAAACTATCTAAAAATTTTATTTCAGAAAATAAAAAAACCAACTTATTATCTTCAATAAATTTCTTAACTAAATCTATTTCATTTTTTATAATTACCGCTAATCCTATTCTATCTTGTCTTATCATACCGTACACCTATTACATGGAATTAAATCTCTTTTTTTATGAGTCCTATATTTTTTATAAACCTCACTATTATATATTTCTAAAATAGAATTTTCATTTACATTACCAATAGGATACTCACATAATCCATCAAAACAACAAAGAGATACCCGACCGTCTACACAAATTGTTATATGACTCGTTCTCGGACAAATATAATCTAAACTAATATTCAAATCCGATTTAATATATCCCAACCAATTCTGTTTTACTGTAAAAAAGAAATTATCTATTCCTTTAAAAGTTTTCCAAATCTTGCTACACAAAATCTTCTCTTCTTCGTTATAAGTCATAGCAACTAATTGTAAATTTTTTATAAATCTATTGGTTAAATTTTTATTAACTAAATATTTGATATTATTATAAACCTTATCCCAATCCACTCTCTGGTGTCTATATGAAGATTCTTTATCATAACCAGATACACTCATAACAAAAGAGTTTATATTTTTTATATGAGATAATTTTTCAACCTTTTCCTGTGTAACCAACTCCATGTTTGAAAATATATCCAATCCTGTACTCGGCAATTCTTTATTTATATAACCTAATCTATCCAAAATATTTTTATCCATAAAAGGTTCACCATTTAAAAATGGACAAATAGTATTAACAGAAAATTGTTTACAATCATCTATAATTTTTTCAAATAATTCATTAGACATAACCATACGAGTGTTATCATTAAATTGTGTAGCACAAAAATCACATCTTGCATTACACATATTCGTTGTTTCAATTTGTACTAAACTTGGACTTTCCATATTACTTTCTCAATATAGCAAAGCCACCAATGGGCTCTTCTGTTTTATAATTATAAATCTTCCGCTCAAACATAAACCCAGATTTATTAACTAATTCTACAAAACTGTTTTCATCGTATAATTTTGGTCTATTTTGTTCATCTTTTCCAACTTTATCAAAATCCGTTGTAATACCAAAACGACCATCTGGTTTTAAAACTCTACAAGCTTCTTTCATAGCTACCAAATCTTCTTCTCCAGAAAATCCTTGTTTATTTTTTATATGTTCTATCACTGAAATAGAAACAATGCAATCAAAATAGTTGTTTGGATATGGAATAAATCTACTGTCCATCTGTTCTGATTTAATTTTCTCTGGGAATGGAGCTATTTTTTTCCATCGCTTATCCCATTTATCCAAATCTCCAAATGTAGATTTTTTATCCCAATCATTCCAAATGTGTCCATCATTTTGACCAACTTGAAAATTATCAGACACTATAATATCTAAATCAAATAAACTTAAATAGCTTGAAAACGCAGAACCTCTTGCCCCCAACTCCAAAACTTTCCAACGCTTTGCCGCAGAAAAATCTATAAATTCTAAAATACTTGAGCAACCTCCAACTCTTGTTTTTGCCCAGAATAACCAACCATCACAATCCTTATCTATTAAACTTCTTTCCTCCATAAAATATAAATAAGACTCATACCAATATTTACTAAGTTCTTCTTTTTTTAAAACAGAGTTTATCATTATATCCTCTCTCTAATATCTTTCAAAAGTTTATCGACAAAATATTTCCAGGTGTGTTGTATTGAAATTGCATGTTTATAGTTTATTTCTTTTGTTTTACTAACTCTTAACATCCAATCTTTTATCTGCCCGATGTCGGGATTAGCAAAATTTGGCAATATGTTATCTTTATAAAAAGTACCTGGATAAATATGTGTGGGAGTTAAGTTATATCTAAACAACTCTGCATTATTACTATTAACAAAATCTAACACTCCAGAATATCCGGTAGTCCCAATTCTCATTCCACAATGCAAGGCCTCTAAAATTCCTCTACCATATCCCTCACCTTTATGGGGATGAATAAATACTCCTTCTCTTGCACACGATTGATATAAATTTGCCATTTGAATATCATTATAATTATCCAATATTATTTTTATATTATGAGTTTCATATTTTTTTGCTTCAACAGAATTGGTTTTTAAAATTAACATTACTTTATCATTTCTTGAAAATAATTCATTAAATGTTTTAATCAATAATAAAAATCCCTTTCTATCTTGCCAAGCTCCACCCTGCCATGCTCCTACACTTAAAAATTTAAACTTACCAGGATATATCGAACGAATATTAGTATCAACTTTAAAAATATTAGTATTTATTCCACATCCAGAATGAATCAAATATTTTTCTTCTATCCCACTATTTATCCAAGCTTCTTTTAAAAAATTAGAACCACAAATTATATAATCAAAATATCTTTCGGCAAAATCTATAACTCTACTTGGCATTTTATCTGCCTCAAACATAAAACTTCCAAATATTTTATTCTGATATTTAATTGCATAATCAAAATGAATATTGGCTGGATAATAAGAATTCCAATCACAACCAAAAGTCTTAATATACACATTAAAATTAAAAGATTTTAATGCTTCTATTACTCCTCTTCGATTTAAACAAAAACTACAATGACAATTATCAGAAAAATGTCCACTATGAAAAACTATAATATCATTATACATTTTTAAAATTGGTTAAATATTTTTTATTAAACTCAGAACCCTTAAATCTACATAACTCATCATAAACTTCTTTTGGTGTTATAGATGTTAAACATTTAGAATATTGATTATCTTTTGCTTTACCACAAACATCTCCAACTATTTCTGGACTTATAAATCTATTGCAATCAATACACTCTCCTTTGTGTAAAATTCTAACATTATTATAATGACGCAGAACTAACGGACTTGATGCTCCGATAAAAACCATCATAGGAATCTCCAAAATTCCTGCAAAATGAGTATTACCAGACTCTGTACCTATCAACAAATCAAGATGTGAAATTATATACCCAAGTTCACGCAAAGACATATCAAACATGGCACAATTTTTATAACTAAGCCTCTTATAATGTAAAAGAATACAAGTTCCACCAGCTAAATATATTTTGTTTATAAGTTTTTGCCATTTAGAAAACTCGTTAGACTCTCCGTAAGATTCCCAATCCTTGGTTGGATTAGATGTAAATGGACTTATTCCTATCAGGGGCCTTTTTAGTTTTGATAACTGCTCTCTTATCAATACTCCATCGTTTTCTTCAACTTTATAAAAATTAGAAACACCACCTTTAAAATTTAGCTCACATTTATTAGCCCATCTTTGATACCGAGATATTTGTACCTCTTTATTTTTACTACAATCAACTTCTTCTTGATGTATTCCTGCGGCTGATAATGTGTAAACTTTATGATATAACTTCTCATTAAACTCTTTCTCTTTTAAAAATATATTACTAACAACTCCTCGGAATAGAGAACTATATCCTGTCGGTGTATTATATCTTTCTGAAAATAAAAATATATCTATAGAACAATCTGGATTTCTTTTTTTAATTTCACAAACCAATCCTAAAACCACCAGTTTATCCCCCAGCTCACCACTCAGCATTTTAACCAAAATTCTTTTTGTAAAAATTTGACTTCCAACTATATTGCCTTGATATTTACTATATAAAATTCGATTATTTTTATCTTTCAAAACTTCTTTATTAAAATCTTTTTGTTTATCAGCAGTATCAAATTTTAAATGCCTAATGCCTATACCATTAAAAATTATTTGTTGTAATCCATCCAGTTTTAATCTAAAACTCAAATCTATTTCTCCGCCAAACATATAAGAAAATTCTTCATCAAACATTCCAACATCTTCAAACTTTTCTTTTTCAATAACATAAAACCATGACTCGATATAATTAAAATCGGCTCCCAACGTGTGTCGAAAAAAATCAAACTTATTTGAGTTTATATTTCGTTCTAATCTTCCACCTAATCCGCCGCCCGCTATGGCTCCCTGGTCTACTAATTGAACCTGAATTTTTTTAAGCCATTCTGGATCTACAATAACAGAATCTGCGTGAAGAAAAATTAAATATTTTCCAATTGAGTGTTTTGCTCCTTGATTAAATGCTTTATACATTCCAAGGTTTGAAGAATTACAAAATTTTTTAACATTTTTATAGTTGTTTGACAAGTTTAAAATTGTGTCAGCTAAAATTCCTTTACACCCATTTCCAATTAAAATTATTTCATACTTACCAACCAAAGAATTTTTAACTATAGAGTTAACACATCCCTTCAATAAATTGGAATTGGTTACCTCGTGTACCGGAATTATAATTGAATATTTTATCTTATCCATCTCTCTATTTTTTTATAATCAATATTTTTTAAACATAACAAATCACATCCTCGGTTTGACTCGTTGCATGGATAACACTTTACATCTGGAATAAGATTTGTTATCGTTTTATAAGTTCTCCACCCGTGATTTATTGTCGATGGCAAAAATAAACATTCTTTATCAAAAGCTCCTGCCACATGTAAGACACTTGTGTCGGTGGTTATTATCTTATTGTGTAAAAAAACCAAAGAAAATAAATCTCGAATAGAAGTTTTTCCTGTTAAATTATTACAATTTTTATAATCATAAAATTTACTATCTACAACCGTTGGATAATCTAATTTATCAATAAAATTTTGTTGTGCCTCTTCTGGCAAACTTCGTCTGCTATCAAAAGAATTAAAACAAATCAGTGTATTATAATTACCTCCAAATTTTTTTCTTGTGTCGTCAATAACTTCTGATGTTAAAAAAATCTCTGGCTTATCTATAACCAATTCTTCTTTTTTTAGTCCACATAAATTTGCAGTTGTATAAATTCTATGTTGTCTACAAATAGGATTATTGTAGTCGGACATCTTAAAACTTATATTAAAAAATCTTGAGTACCGAGATAAATATATTTTATTATTTTGATTAAAAATATTTCTAACATAGGGAACATTTTTTAAAACTTCTTCTCGTCCATCCCAAACTAAAAAATCTACGCTATATCCTTTTTCTGAATAAGTTTTTGCTGTCGGTAGAGTCATTAACAAATCGCCAATACCATCCAAGGTCTTTATAAGCACAGCTTTTTCGGTATTATAATAATTTCTTAACTGATTTGCTTCATAAATTATATCCGTCTCAACTCCGTTATTAAACTGCGAAAATATTTTTGCTAATCTTTCTCCCTTTTCTCCAAAACCAGAAACAAATTTTATTACAGACGGATCTAATAAAAAAGTATGAATATAATATCTTTGATTTATACTAACAAATGTAACTTGCTTGTGATTTAATTTATCTTCAATTGCATTAGCAGACAAAACTAAAACATGGACACCATAACCAACTACCTGTTTGATAAACTGAATAACTTTATTGTTAACGGAGTCAGCAAAAATTAAAAAAATAGACTCACTATCAATAAAAAAAGTTCTTTTATTTGATTTTGTTTGAGGATAGACTTGAAAATTTTTTGTTATTAGTTCAATAGATTGCACAAACTCTCCGTCTAACAATTAAATTCTTTGGCTTTATTTTTTAATATCTTCCAAGATTCTTCCATGAAACCGTGTAATGTATTTTCTGCACTCAAATTTTCTTCAAGATATTTTTTTAGAACAATCAAAAACTTAGATATATACTCAACTTTATTTATCATTAGAACTCTCCGAGTTTGAAGTAATTAATTTTCTAAGTTCTAAAATATTTTTTTCTATATCGAGCAAATTGGTTATTGATTTTGAAATAATATAATTTTGCTCCCTACTGTTTTTTCGACTAAATAATTTAATAAATTGGTCTGATAAATATTTTGTTTGCTTTAGTGTTCTTGTTAACTTAGGCTCTGTGAGATTCACTTTATCCCCCATACTCTTCTAGTTCACCAGCATACTCGTTAAGCATTTTACATACCGCCTCGACGAGAACTGACTTAGAAATATATTCTTCAGTTACTCCTTCTCTATCAACAATTTCTTTTCCCCTCAGAGAAAGAACATATTTACTAAACAAAACAAAAATAAGTTGTTGCTCTAATTGGATATGATTCTTAACTTGAATTTCTCTTATTTTATTCTTACCAAACATAAATTAGTCCTCGTAGATTTTTAACCCTTCGGGCAAATCTCTGTTTATCTTTCGAGATATTACGTTATTATCATGCAATAAACGAACATGAATAGTATCAGAATTCTGTTTTAAAAATTCTGCCTCAACAATAATCCGTGGTTCACCAATAATTTTTGAATTGAGATATACTTTGATTTTCTTCATCTTACCTCCTCCCGGTCTAATTGTACCGCTCAACGATTTATCAACTCTTATCCACTGTCACTAATAAAAACGATTTAGTGGTTTTCCAATTTCAATCTTTTACCAAAAAAATTAGTTGCATATAGATTATTCATATTATTATAATATATATAATAATCAATCTAGTATATTCATATTATTAATTATAAATAATTAAGATAATAATATATATATAATATTATAATAAAGTAATCAATAATCAATATAATATATAATAATATATAATAAAAACAAATAATTAAGATTAATTAAGATAATAAAAACTTTTATTTGTAGTTTTTAATTATAAAACCTAATTAAAAACTAGAAGCAAAGATGTTTTGAGTTAAAGCTCTCAAAACTGAAATTAGTAAAAAATCTACTAATTTCTAAAACCCATTATTGATCTTTACCAAGAAAAAAAGAAATAGTATGAATATTATTTACTTTGGTAAAAAGAATCCATAGGGCAAGGGAACCTTCCCCCCTGTTCCGCGAAACCCCCTTCCGGCAAAAAAAGAGTAGTTTTTTGAGGATTTAACTATCAACACTAAAAAATAGGGATACCAAAAATAATTGCTTTTTTAAAGTGTTATGTAACACATTGAAATCAAAGGGTTTATAATATGATTTTTAGTTTTGTTATAAACCATTGCTATTATTGAAGTTAAGATTGGTATAAAAAAAACGAAGCCACAGGAAGCTCCAGGAGGCACGATCTTGTGTAAAATGGTGTCTACATATCACCTAACACATTTTTGTGCTTAATCTGACTTTTTTCCACTTTCTGACTTTTTTCGCCTTTTTACATAACATATTATATTTAAACAAATTATAAAAATATAGAAAACTTTAAAAATACAAAAAACCACGTAGGAGGCTCTACAATCAACGATCTCGTATTTTTTTGGTATGATATTTTTGTTTCCATAAGTTATCATTTTTGATAATTTACAGAAATAGAATTTAATGGATAAAAAGATAAGAATATTATCATTTCATATTTAGCCCGTAATTGGCGTGAAAAGTTAAATCAATATTAATTAATTTTTTTGATGATACCCTGCACGGGTTTTATCGTAACGAGATTTATCGCAACCGGTAGATAGAAAGTAGATTATATAACTATATTTAATTATTATAGTTATAAAAATATTGTCAATAAGATTTTTAAAAATTAGAAACCGTGAAAAATCAATCTACACTGTTGCAATTAAATGAGTTAAATATAATATTGTTGTAAGTTGTTTATTTGTAATGTGGAAGATAAAAAGTAGATTGATTTTATTTGTAACAAAAAGTGTATATTATTTGTGACAGAAGAATACCCGAAAGGGTACAAAAAATAAAAAAGAGGTTATAATACTATTTAAAATGATTTTATTTTGGATAATTATACCTGATTGGAGATAAAAATTTGATATTATTGAGTTAAAATATAAAGTATCTACACCTAAAAAGTAGATGCGGTAGGTATCCGGTAGATATAAAATAACTTGTTTATTTAGTAGTGTTTGTAAAATTAATAAAAATAATGTTTGAAAAGTATCTACAGTGTAAATTTATAGAGAAAAAATAAAAGTAAAGAAATGATATTATAATCAATTCCCTGGTGATAGTAATTAATTTATTTTGGTAAAAAAAGAGGACTGGAATAATATCATGTGCTATACTTTACTTAGAAATACAAAAAAGGAGAATATTATGCTTGGAGATTACAATTATAATACTGGTGGAGGAGGTTCTGTAGTTTTTCTTGGGTTTTTATATTTTGGTGTTTGGTGTTACTGTGACTCACAAGATAAAACTATATGGCAGGTAATATCTCCGTATGTTTATGGTTTCATTGTGTTTGTTCTTGCTGTTTGGTTTTTGGTTCTTCTGGTAAAAGTGATTAACCAAAGTTGGC